ACCCAGCATATTGATCTGGAATAAGCCATAGGAGTGATCTCCTGTATGGACATTTCCATTGTAATCAAGCGCATTTCCATGTGATTCTTTCATGGCTACCGCCCACGCATACTTCAAGGATTGACCTTTAAATCCGACCGCGCTTAGCAGAGTGACCAAATCCTTCGGTGGAAGGACTGTGGCATTCTGAAACCGCTTCAAGATGAGCGTCTGGGCTTCTGCCTTACTAGGGGCTATGGCTGGGGCTGAGAGCCCTAGCATGACCGCCAGTATTACTGCTGATACTGAGAGAGTTCCCAACATCACCCGTATTTTTGATATTGCTTTCATAGTTTCATCACTCCATAAAGTCATTAGCAAGTTCTCCTGCCGTTGACTGCTGGTGACGGAGGCGGTGTAAGTACCGCTCCGTAGTCTTAATTGACTGGTGACCTAGTCTCTCTTTGACCTCATGTACATCTACCCCATTTTTTAGTAACTGGGTAGCGTTGGCATGACGGAGATCGTGAGTTCTAGGAGTCCAGCCAATTCCTGATTTGGCTATTGCTTTGTTCCATGTATTTCTCCATACTCCACGCGGTAAGTGGCTTGTTTCGTAGGTCATGGTCTGCCTACCTTCAGCCTTGCCCTTAGCCTTTCGATACTCTCGTCTCGTCTGGCTACAGGCTTGGCATCGGCAACCCCCATGGGTATAGGAGTAGAGCGTTCCATGCTTGAAGCGTTTTCCCCCTAAGGCATACTGCCCCAGAGTGTCCTGCTCGCGTGAAGGTTCTAGTTTACCTGCCGTTAATACTATCGAGATCGGGAAGAGCAGGTCATCTTTCCGCAGCGAATTAGCAAGGACATAGTCCTGAATCGCTTGTAATAGGGCTTTAGAGAGGATTACAGAGCGTTTTCTGCCTGACTTGGTGGCATCGATCACCTTGAATCGCTCCCCAGAATTGTAGGATTTGCCCAATTCGCTCACTCTTCTCTGGATAAATACTTCCCCAGAGTTGAAGTCGAAGTCCTTGACCCGAAGTTCTGTAGCCTCACCGAAGCGAGCCCCAGAGAGCACGAGCATCTTGGCAAGTAACTTTGCGCCGTCAGTGGCCATGTATGAAAGTATCTTCTTAAACTCGGCAGGCTCAAGGACACTATGCAGATCTGGCTGGTTGACCTTGACCTTGATGCCATGGGTGGGGTTGACCGAGATCTCCTCACTCTCCACGAGAGAGGCGAAGGCTGACCCTAGGCACGCCTTGACCTGACCCAGAGTTGCTGGCTTGACCCCCTCTAGTCGGAGGTCATTAAGTAACTTTCGAATCTGACGGGTGGAGATGGAAGTTACTTGATTTGAGCCTAGGCGATCTCGAACATAAGTTCGAAAGGTCATGGCGTAGTTCTTCTTAGTGATCGGCATGAGATCAGCCGTTTTGAGCCACTTATCGAAGTAATCAGATAGGCTGGAATCAGCCTCAGAAGGCTCGCTAACGCCCAGAACCTCAGCACGCATACCCGAAGCCTCAGCCTGAGCATAGGAATCCCATGTGCCAGCAGAGAGCCGTTTGCCGTTGACTCGATAATAGGCGGTAAACCGCTTACCGCGTTGTACTACATAAGCCATAATCCACCCCCTCAGAGTGTGTTACTGGAAAGTAACCTTACTCACCAGTAGGAAGTTAGTCAAATAAAAACCCCCAGACCGAGATCTGGGGGCATACCTAATTACACATGGACTGTAGGCGAATCAACCTTTGGGTGCTTAGACTTCCACTACCTGAGTGGTGATGAGATCGTAGGCATCGGTGAATGCCTCCACGATCGTGACTCCACTGCCGACTGCGACAGTCCTCTCCTTCTTGTCGGTGAGGTTGACCACGATGCGATCAGACATAACTGTTACATCGATCTCGTACTTGCTCGCGCTTCTCGCCATTTAATTCCCCTTGCTCTCTCGTTTGGTTATCCATGTATCGATCGTTGACTTACTCCACAGGGGCTTATTGCCGATCTGTAGATCTGGCTCTGGAAGGGTGTTTCGCTTTCGATGCCTGTATATCGTGTCGTACTTGAGACCCGACAATTTGGCGATGTCTGTATAGGTAAGCCATTCGCTCAATTAGTTTCACCTTCTTTCGACTGATCTTCACTCTTGCCTCCCTCCTGTACATCTAGATAGGTAATGAATTTGTCTAAGGTCGCAGTCAGATCATCGACTGACTGATCTGTATATCCCAGCAAGATCTCGATGATCTTCATCAGACCCCAGATGATCATCTCTGGCTCGATATCATTCTCCGCTAGTACGCGATCGAGATGATCGTTGGCTAGATACTCCTTGACCTCTGGCGGTAGTCCGTCTGGTCGTTCTGACTCGACCTTGAACCCACGCGCCACCTTGATGAATTCGCTGGCGATGAGGATTGACTTGCGTAGTTCTACGATGTTCTGGCTCATGTATTACCCCTTTATATTCTGTTTGCAGTTGTAACAGATGAAGATCATGCGTTCACCTTCATTGTTATGGATTGTGTGACCAGAGGCGATACGCCCCTTCTGATTGCAAGAGTCACAGAGATCTAGATCTTCTGGGTTGACTCTGATGATTTCGGCATAGCCCATTTACTTCACCTTTCCTGTCTTTACATACTTATGTAAGTAGTCTTTATTCTTCTTGCTGGTTCTGATCTTGTGGCAATAGGCACAGCGCACCACGCACTTGCCGATCTCCTTCTGCAGTTTGATCAGTGAGATACCCTCTTGAATGCCGAGAGAGATGTCGAATGACTTGCGCCCTCTGACATGATCGAAGTCGAGCCCTCTGATGTCTGCGTTGCCACAGTCCACGCATGGGTTCTCTGACTTGTACTCAGCGATGTATGCCTGCAGTACTGCACGCCTCTTTGATTTGGCGATCTTTGTCTGCTTGATCATGACCTTGTGGTTGTCGGTGTAGTGATCGTAACTCGATTTCTTCTGGCACGATCTGCACTGGGTCTGCAGTTTGTCTGGTCTGGCACTGTTGCGGTTGAAGAGATGTCTGCCCTTGTAGCGATTGCACTTGAAGCATCGCTTAGTTGTCTTTGACTTCATCACGCCACCTTTCGTTTATTTCTGGATACATAGACTGAGGAGACATATGTATCTCCGTAGTACATCTTGCCTCCCCATATTCCGTAGAGATAGGGCTGGCTCTGGGCATACTCAGCGCACTGATTAAGTAGCGGACACTGTCTGCAGATCTTGATTGCAGTCTGAATGTCTCTTCGAATCTCGAAGTTGTTATTGGGGAAGAATACCTCTGGGTCTACTTGAGCACAGAGTTGCGTTCCGTCATATGGCGATTGCAATTAATAGCCTCCTAAACAGTCCTTGCCTTTGGTGTGAAGTGGTAATGCATTCTGCATCTCGTAGAGCGTTGGTGCGTAGAGCATAGTTCCACAGGCAGAGCATTCATAATTCCACTCCTCTGCCTGTGCATCGTATTGGAAGCCCTTGTCATTCATCGTCTACCTCATATTCGATAGCAGACTTAACGATCTCGAATCCGTCATATTCCAGATTGCTGATCGCACTAGCCATTGGGTCTACATCTTCATCGGCATCTGTATCATCAACGATGATTGTCAACATATGCTTAGCCATTACTTACTCCTCTGATCTGTGCAGAAGTGTTCTGTAACTCCTGCATCGTTGCGGTTCTCCCAGACCTTCTGGGCATCTTGTAACGAGTTGAATCTACCTTCAAGATCGAGATCACGATCTTTGCGTGTGCGCTTACATGAGCAGTTAGTTGCATGAATCACCCACCTGCCGTCATTAGTATTGAGGTATAGATCAATCATTTTCTGGCTCATCATGGATTGATTGACCGACTTCCCCAGCAAGATCTTGAAGCAGACCGCCGTACTTATCTAACTCGTATGGCTCGTATGAATCTTGTTCTGCAACTAGATCTGTCCACTGATCATCGGTAAGAGTTACTTCTGCATACTGCTCGACTGTTGCCTTATCCCAGTACGCCACGATGATCTGATCATCTGGCTTGAGATCTCTATTCAACTGCTCGATTAAATCCCTGACCTTCATCTCATGCTCCTATCTGTACGAAGTTGTGTGCCTGTGTCTCGATGAGATCTCCCTCTACTACAGAGATCTCCGAGAGATTGAGTACCTTGTACTTCATGGTGTGTGGGTTGCTGGGAGTCGTGTAGCCCACGATGAACCTGCGACCCTGAGTACCGACCACAATTCCATTGCGAAGCCTGCCATGCGCTTGAATCCACACCCAGTCATGCACCTTGAGGTTGTAAGGCTGAATAGTTGGTTTACCCCACACTAGATTTCCTGCTAACTCGTTAAGCACTGACTTGTGATCAAGAAGAACCGCTTCAATATCGATGCGCTTCTTTGCCTTACTCGTGGTCTGCTTATGCGAGTTGGTGGTGTAGTTATCGATGATGAAGCGATCACTGCCCCAGAGATGATCGAGCACTGCTGGCTCGACATCGAGATCTCGAATGCGCCATGCATAGGCTGAGTAGGTTGTCTCAGTCTGCCACTCAGCACGATCTGGTAGAGACTTCACCTCATCATCAGTAAACCTGCCACAGTGACCATTCTTAAGAACGAATGCCCAATCAACTCGTATCTTTCGCACGATTAACTGGTGACCCTTATAGGTCTCTTCGGTGTACGAGATCTCTGAGTAGCGCATCTCTGTCGTATTACCCAACGATCTGCGATTGAGATAATGATGATAAACCACCTCACCTTGTTTGACCGAGTATTGGTTGTTCTCGTAGTAATCCTTCAACCGCTTTAAGTAGAATGAATCCGTCATCGCATCATATCCCTTGCTTCTAGAACCTTCTCCACTATTACTTGCATCGTAGACAGATCGAGATCGAATCGATATGTCGGAATGTATTCGCCTTGATCATTGCGCTTGCTACGGCTTGAGAGTTCGATAGAGTCAACTCGATTGCCGATGATTGTCCGCAGTGAATCTTTGACTGCCTTAGCAACGCGATCAGCACGATCTTGCAACTCGCGCTCTAATCGCTGGCGATCTTCTGCCTCTCTGCGTAGCCGTTCAAGGCGCACGCGCTCAGCCTCTTCTGATTGAACCCAACGCTCCTCCATGCTGGCGTACTCAGCCACGATATCCTGAGGTCGAGAAATCCAATAGAGAGTGTTAGCACCATATGAATCTGACTTCACTAGATAGCCGACAGATCGAGAGCCCTGAGGGGCTGGCTTGAAGGTCGCATCATCTGGGTTCTCAGATCGATATACCTCATAGGCATACTTATTGAGACTGACCAGTTCTGCCTTAGCCAGATCGCGCCGTTGAGCCCTCTCTGGATTCTTCTTATCAGACGATGAGTAATCCCATGAAGGAATTACTCCGTACACGACACCGACTTTGAGATCGCCTTGCTTCATTGATCGCTCCTTACGCGTTAGTGAGTCTGCGAGAGATCGCGTACTTCACGATCGCTCTTGCCATGGTGATGAGATCGAATGGGTTAGCAACTACTGCACCGATCTCACAGTTGTGAGCCTTCTCTGCAGTGAGTACGACCTCTTCATTCTTCTCTGGGATATAAGCGAATGCAGTCAGCACGCCAGACTGACCCATGCGCTTTATTGCATCTTCATTCGTAGTCTGATCTCCGTACCACTCGCCGTCAGTGATCACGAAGAAGATCTTGATCTTGCGAGCACTCTCTGCAAGCAACTTCGTTGCGTACTTGATCGCTTCATCTGGGGTAGTGCCACCACCACTGAATGAATCTCGAATCTGAGAGTTTGCCTTCTCGCTTGCGCGATAGAGGAGATGAGTCTCGTCAGAGAATGCGATCACTGTCGTGCTGGCATCGATGCGATCGAGTGCTCGCTTGATTGCGTACATCGCACGATTTGCATTGGCGATCTTGCTACCAGACATCGAGCCAGAGTGATCAATAGCGATCACGCATTCGATGTCAGTCGCATCTTCACGACCTTCATTCCATTGGTCGAAGATCGTGTCGAAATCATCGCCACGCATATATCGACCGACACTCAAGCGACCAGAGTTCTCGTATCTATCCCATGCTGGGTCGAATGAGGCACGCAGGCGTTCGAGTTCACGACCGAATGATCGTGATGCATCGACTGTCACTGAGTCTGGCGAGATCTCGCTATAGCGAGCACGCTCTGGCTCTTGTGAGTTATTCGATGTGAGAGTGGGCTGACCACTGATGACTCGAAGAATGTCGTTGATCTCCTGAGCGATACCTGACTCGCTAAGAATCTCTTCGAGCACTGTCGAGATCATCTCGCTGGCATCAGCACCAGCAGTTGACTCGCCCTCTGGTGAAGTAACTTCTGCATCACCAGACTCTCCGCCGTCAGAGTTACTTGTCTCATCGGACTTATCGCCTTGATCATCGCTCTGATTGAAGTCAGACCAGTCGATATCCTCTGCCTTGATCTCTGGGAGATCGTCATCGAGATCTTCTGGCTTGCTACCAGCGCGATCTCGCTCCTTCTCCTGCTGGCGTGGTGGTACTGGTCGAGAGGTAGGAGTTGACTCGATGCCCTCATTAGGTCGTGAGCCATGACCGCATGGGTCGATGACCTTCACTGGTCGACCGCCTTCTGCATCGCCATTGACTGCCTTGTACTTAGTCTCGCCAGTCTCATCACCATTGCCACCTTCACTCTTTGGCAAGAGGTTGTAATACTGCTCGATCAATTCAAGACCGCGATCTGTATCGGTGGGGAATACGAGAGTGCGGTACTCATTGATGATCGCCTTAAACTCATCGACCTTGTCCTGATGAGGATAGAGCGCACGAGACTCTCTGCGAATCTCGACTGGCAGATACCTGCGACCGCAGAGTAGTGGGTACGAGTTCTCGAACACTTCTGGGTTGCTCTTGAAGTGAGTCAAGATCATCGCTGAAAACCACGCGATAGTCGAAGGATATTTTGCAGTGAAGAATGACTCGATGCGCTGATCTTCTAACGCATTGAATGCAGTCCACATCTTCTTATCGATCACTGCCGAGACAAGATCACTGCCTTCTCTGCTGGTGTAGAGAATGTGGCTGACCTCATGCAGATCAAGACCCTTGATGCTGGCGATCGACTCAGCAGTGTCGAGTTCACCGATCTCATTGGCATTGAAGTGGACATCACTAGCACCAGACCACGCTGGTGCTTTGATCGGTGATGACTCCACTGTCACTGTCACTGGTCGGAATGTGAAGGCAGAGTTCACGCGAGAGAAGAAGCCAGTGAAGCGTTCGATGCGCTGGCGTTTAGCCTCTTCTGCCTTCTGATCTTCGGTGAGTTCTTTGAGTGCATCGAAGATCTCTCCGAGATCAGTTACATTGATCTTGTCCATGTAGTGCTCCTTAGACTGATTCGTGTTGAGTTGTTACTGCATCTTGATCGATGCCGAGTTCATCTTTGATATTGAACGACGCGCCTTCAAGAAGCATCTTGACTGCTGGGCGTTCTTCATCGGTGAAGTTATTGGTGAAGATCTCGCAGGCGAGATCAAAACTCAATTCCTTCGCTACGAGTTCGAAGGTCTTGAGAATGCGTGGAGTGATCGGTGTCTCGAACACTGTCGACTTGCTCGCATGACCGAGATCAACACCACGAGACTGAGATCGCATACCGAACGCGAGATCAAGAAGCGATTCTGACTTGATGATCTTGCTCTCGATGTTGCGGTCGTACTCGTAACGCAGTTTGAGTTGGAAGCGATCAGCCCACGACTCAGAGAGAGGTTGTCGACCGCGATAGAGAGGATTCCAGTCCGCGATCACGATGAGATCTGGGTGAGCAGTCACCACTTCGTAATCTTTGGCAGTGAGCGTGAGAGTACGACGATGATCCATGGCTGGGTGGAAGAAGAATTGAGCATTCTTTGCGAGTTGATCGATCTCACCGAGATTGAGCACGCCACCATTGCGCCAGACTTCGACATAGATCGAGTCGACCCAGTCGAGTTTGCCGTCACCAGAGACCCAGTTGCCTTGCAACTCATTCGCACTGAGTGCCGAGTTAGAAGGGAGATCTACATACGGCAGACCACGCTGGCTCGCGTAGTACTGAGCGAATGAAGTCTTACCAGTACCAGCATGACCAGCGTTGAGCATATTGATCTTATGCTTGCGAGCGAAGTCTGCGATCTGCAGACCAGAGACACCGCACCAGTTGCGGTCGATGTAGTGCTCTTGAGATTCAAGAGTTGGCACGAGTTGATTGAGTGGATTCATTGATTGCTCCTTAGTTGTAATCTGGTGTGGATACTTCTGGGTCTTTAACGATTGCACGCGATACATCGAAGAGATCATCGAGTGACTCGGTGATATCCACGAAGGCGTTGTGTTCTTCGCATCGTGCATCGATAACCACTTGCAATTTATCGAGTGCAGATTCGAGAGTGGCGATGATGACTGTCGGTGCATCTTGATCATTGGCGAAGTCGAGAGACTTAGCGAGCATTGCGCCCATGATGCCGAGTTCATCGAGTTCGAATTGATACATCAGATTCTCTTTCATTGCTCCCCTTAGTGATACTTTGAGGCGCATACGCGCCCCATGCCAGCAACGACTGACTTCTGGACAGTGAGAGTGCGACCGCAGTGAACGCAGAACCCAGTGCTTGCACCGAATTGCATTGCCTGCGCGAGTGTGAGTCGCTCTTCTGGCTTGATCTCATAGACCAGACCACGAGCAAACTCCCACTGCTTTGTCACGAGATTAAAGACATACGCGTGCAAGCGACCAGATTCACGAGACTTGCGTACCGAGCAGATCTGGTCATTATGGCGATATGCACCGACTTCAAGATCGGGCTCTGCGACTTGTATCTTTGGCAGAGTGACGAGTGAGTCGATCATCTTCTTCGCATGATCACGATCGAGTTCGTAGATCGTGTTCACTTTCGCTAAGTGCAGACACGCTTTAAGAATTGCGTCTGCACCGATGCGAGTCTTGAGTAGCAGATCAGCGTAGGAGAGTTGCTTCTCAGTGATCAATTCAATGTGCTTCTTCGGGCAGTTCAAGAGTTGATCGATGATGCGAGTCGCGTGCTTCTTATTGACACGAGTTGCATCGGTGATCTTGAAGTCATGCACGCGCTCCTCAAGCAAGCGAGCGATGAAGCGTGCCTGCGCTGGTGAGCAGTAATGCACTTTGAAAGTGCCGTACTGATTGCCTGCCTTTGAGCCAGCAGGCTTGCCTGTCGTTGTGGTCATTCGTAAATATCCCAATCTACCCATGCATCGAGTCGGAGTTGATCGACTGCATCGCGTGCCGAGACAGTCTTAGAGTCGCGGAATTGAACGCCGTCTGGCAGAGCGATCTGCTCATCGAATGCGCCTTCATTCATTGCGTTGATCGCGCTGAGTGCTACCGCCACCATGAATTGAGGCACTGGTGGATAGCAATTCGATGCGAAGTGAATTGAGATCTGGCGATCGATCGAATCGACAAGATCGCCAGAAGCGAGATCGTGCGCGAAATTAGAGCCCATTGGATTATTCCTTTTCTTCTAGATATTGACTTTGAGTGATGTCGGGAGTGAGTACTGAGTCGAGCCATACGGCGAATAGAGCCATAGGAATGCAGATAGCGAAGAGAAGAGCGACCATTACCAGACCGCCCTTCTGACGATGCCCTGATGCTTGCTGGTGGTCACTGAGTAGCGGACTGCAGGTATCTCCCAGCCACCAGCGTGATGCCATGCGATAGGCGTGCCGTAGGAGTAGACGATGAAGTCTGGCTTGTGACCCTTGAGGAGTGCCACGAGATCGCTCTGCAAGCGACCAGTGGGCAGGTAATCGCCCTCCTGAAAGTAAACGCCTGCCATGGAATTAGCCTTGAACGGCTGGCGATTAGCGATGTATTCGATCGCTCCTGCATTGGTAGTGCTCTTGCCTTTGATATCTGCGTATCTGGTGCTCACTTATTGCCCTCCCACTTGATGAGTGTGCAGATTCTTTGATCTGCGACCTGATGACACTTGCCATAGACAGGGTGATGCGTGGCAATGAATGCCACGCCAGCGATGAGTAGTGCTGAGAAGATCGCGCCCAGTGCTTTCATGCGCTCACCTTCTCTGGTGACAGTGATGCCACGAGATAGGCGTAGAGGCTGGGTGCTACCGAATTGCGTAGCACTTCTAGGTCGTTGTCGATGTTATTGAGTTCCATTATTTGACTCCTCCTACT